GAAGTAACTATACAATGAAACGCTGTACCATACAAATACGTGACGAAGTAAACATCAAGATTGAAGGCCTGGACTTAGACGCTCGCAAAACCTTGGTCAATGCTTTCAAATATGAAAATCCTGCCGCACGTTATTTGCCAGCAGTGCGACTGGGACGTTGGGATGGCAAGGTAGCATACTTTCAACTAGGCGGATCAACCTATGTAAACTTGTTGCCTGAGATTGTGCCCATATTGGAACGACTCAACTACGATATCGAACTGGATGACCAACGCGACTACTCAAACACATTCAACTTTGAACAAGTGAGTGAAACAAGTTTTGAGCATGTGAAATGGCCTCGAACACATCCGTCTGCAGGTGAGTCCATCATGTTGCGTGATTACCAAGTGGAAATCATCAACAACTTCCTGGCCAATCCACAGTGCATACAAGAAGTGGCCACAGGTGCAGGCAAGACCATTATGACAGCGGCACTAAGCAATGCTGTGGCACCTTATGGACGCAGTATCGTTATTGTGCCCAACAAAAGTCTAGTGACACAGACCGAAGCAGACTACATCAACATGCAACAAGATGTTGGCGTGTATTTTGGCGATAGAAAAGAATATGGACGTCAGCACACCATATGCACATGGCAAAGTCTAAACAACCTGCTGAAGAACACCAAGGCCGGGGTAGGCGACTGTACTATAGGTGAGTTTTTGGAAGATGTGGTGTGTGTGATTGTGGACGAAGTACACATGGCCAAAGCAGATGCACTTAAAACCTTGTTAACAGGCGTGATGGCCCGAGTGCCAATTCGCTGGGGATTGACAGGAACAGTGCCCAAAGAAAAGTTTGAAAGTCAAGCACTGCTAGTAAGCCTGGGTCCTGTTATTGGCCGACTCAGTGCCAACGAACTGCAACAACAAGGTGTGTTGGCCAACTGTCATGTGAACATTGTGCAACTGATCGATCATGTAGAGTACAAGGACTATCAAAGTGAACTCAAATACCTGTTGGAAGAATCTGGAAGACTGGATACTATGGCGGATCTTGTGCGTCAAGTAAACGAAACAGGCAACACATTAGTACTTGTGGACCGTACTGAATGTGGTAGGCAACTGGTTGCAAGGCTGGGAGACAAGGCTGTATTTGTTAGTGGTGCAACCAAAGGCGCAAAGAGGCAAGCAGAATATGACGAAGTGGCTGAAGCAACAGATAAAATTATTGTGGCAACCTATGGCGTGGCTGCTGTGGGCATCAATATTCCTCGTATTTTTAATCTTGTATTGGTGGAGCCTGGCAAAAGTTTTGTACGTGTTATCCAAAGCATCGGTCGTGGAATACGCAAAGCAGAAGACAAAGACCATGTTCAAATCTGGGACATAACATCAACATGTAAATTTGCCAAGCGTCACTTGACCAAGCGCAAACAGTTCTACCGAGAAGCCAACTATCCATTCACACAAGAAAAGATAGACTGGATGAAACTAGGTTGACTTTTGTCACACAACAGTATATTATAACAACATGCGAATTTTAACCTTAGACAATATTCATTACGACCTAGATCATTTGCCCGAAGAAGTAGATGACATGCGATTCGCCATACTGGACAATTCCAATCCACAAGAGCCTGATTATCATTTCATTCCCTTGATCTTTTTGGAAAGTTTCAATGCGCCTGCCTTGGTGCTACGTATTGGAGAGAACACTATCAAGATGCCCATGGATTGGCAGATACTCATTGGCGAACCTGAAATAGGCGACTTGGAAGTGCTGCCACTGACATCAATTAACGATCGTGGCTTTAGAGTGTTTCAGTTCAACCCACTCACAAGTTTCCGTCCCAGTTTCCCAGACATTGAAATCTTGGATGTGTATCATGAAGTATCATGGTATGCACCCAAACTAAAGAATGGGCAGTTACTTGCTGTGCCCTTAAACGATGATCCTGACCCTGACTGCGTGTACTTTGTGAAAGACATCAGTCGCAACTGTGAGATAGTAGACTACAACAAATCATGGTGATGCATGCCTTATACTGAACCACAACTGTTTGAAAACTTGACTCGCATGGTAAAAATTTACCTGGAAAGTTATCCCGAAGACCGCGAAGGATTGGAACGATTCCTGCGCTGGGCACACACTCAATATGGCTACCGGTATGGGAACTCTTAAACCCGGCGCCACTTATATCTACGAACGCAACGGCAATGAAGTGTATGCTAGAGAAGCAGGTGCTGACCCTAGTACTCGGAGATTGATGGGGTACGCATATGATCCTGTAAATGGGCATCATATTGATTACGATAGTAGAACGTCAGATGGTAGGCCCTTGTTTGATCACCTCCAGGAAGATAAAATGTGGGGCGAAATTCGGCGCCTGGCCAAGACCAGTCCTGCTTTACAAGATGCCCTGGAACGTGTTATAATGATATACAAGTTAATCAAAGTGGACAAGTGAGCGATAAACTAAACATTGCCAATGAAATGCGACAACTGGATCGCAAAAACAGAAACTTCTATCGCGAACTCACAGACGAAGAACGCAAAAAGTTTTCAAACTATCTCATGATTCGCTGGGCCAGTTGTGTCGAAGGTAGCCGGGACTTGCAAGAGTTCTATTTGATCTCCACCAATGAGCGATTGAACAAACACTTCTTTAATATTAGCCGGCATCCTGAACTGCAATGGTTATGTGCTACCACAGTGAGTCCAGACATGGGCACACCCAGACACAACTGGATTTCGCCTAAGAAGAAAGAAACAGGCGTAGGAGCAAGTGCTATCAAAAAGCAGTTGGCAGAGTTATTTCCCACCTACAAAGAAGATGAAATAGCCATGCTGGCCTCCATGACCACAAAGAAAGAACTTGATCAATACATCCGAGACCATGGCCGAGACACTAAATGAACTTGCTTGCGGCTACTGCAAGAAAACATTCAGGCGTGCCGAAAGTCTTGTGGTGCATTTGTGCGAACCCAAACGCCGCAGACAGGAACGATCAGAACGTGGTGTTGAACTAGGCTTTCAATCCTACCTGCGATTTTATGAAATTGCACAAGGCAGTGCCCGACTCAAAACATTTGATGACTTTGCAGACTCACCATATTACAAGGCCTTTGTGAAGTTTGGCAGATACTGTGTGGGCACAAAGACAATCAATCCCAGGCAGTTCACAGAGTGGTTGCTGAAACACAACAAGAAAATTGACAACTGGGGTTCGGACAAAATCTACACTGAGTACCTGTTGGACTATTTGAAAGTGGAAGCAGTGGCAGATGCCTTAACACGAGCAGTGGAGTTTGGCATAGACTGGTCGGAAAAACACTCAGCATCACCTAATGATTGTTTGCGCTACGGCAGCACTCATGCCATGTGCCATGCTGTCACAACAGGACGTATCAGTCCTTGGGTGATTTATAATTGTGAGTCAGGACAGAAGTTTTTAGGTGAACTCACGGCAGACCAAGTGGCCATGATATGGCCTTACATAGATAGTGACATATGGCAAAAGAAGTTTGCAGACTATGCCGCAGACGCAGAATACGCAAAACTAATATTGAAACAAGCAGGATGGTAATATGAATACAAGTATATACAGCACAGCACCATACATTACAGTAGATAGTTCTTCTGCTGTCCCTTATATCAGTCCTAGCACTCCTAGTGCAGGTCTAGTTCGATATTACGGCAATGAGATGCAAGTGTATGATGGTGCAGCATGGTTGACGGTGAAAAATTCAGTCAACATTGCTCTAACAGGCGTTGCAGTTGAGGCCATTGGGTGGGCACATAAAAAGATGGAAGAAGAAAAGGAAGCACGTGCCATGGCTGAACAGTATCCTGCCGTGGCAGATGCTTTGAATGCAGTATGGGAATCTGAACAACAATTAAAAACCATTGTGGCATTGTGTAGAACATGAGTGCAGACATTGACATTGACGTTCCAGATCGAAGTAAGATACTAGAACTGATTCAACACACCCCTGCTAGGCAGGTAGTGGATGGTCGGACACGCCGGCACAATTCTGGTATCTACGTCACAGACATTCCGCAAGATCCTGAACACGGCTGTGCGGCTATTGATTATGAGTCAGCAGAACAGCGTGGCTACTTCAAAATTGACTTGTTGAACATGAGTGTGTATCAGTTGATCCAAGATCCTGCACACTACGAAGACATGTTGTCAGCCGCACCTCCGTGGTCAAGACTGTGGACAGACAGACCCTGGGCCAGTCAGTTGGTACACGTGGGCAACTATGTGGATTTAATGGTGGCTATGCAACCTGACTCGATACCCAGGATGGCTGCTTTTATTAGTATTATCCGCCCGGGCAAAGCACATTTACAAAGAAAGCACTGGGATGAAGTGTTTGCGTCAGTGTGGGACGGGGACGAATCGCGTGGGTATACGTTTAAAAAGTCACACGCTGTGAGTTATGCCGCCTTGGTGGCCTTGCACATGAATTTAATCAATACGACGAACCAGGGTAATTGATTTGCGTTTGCTCTTTTTGCGAGCAATGTCTATCAAACTGCACACAGGACCATGCAAGATCTCAAGGTCTTTGTTGCTGAATGTACGCAGTGTAAAACGAAATCGATCCCAGTCTCCGCGCAGGAATATGTTGATGGGTATGCTCCTATTGCTTTCCCACCACCAAGTATTGGCCAGTTCCAAGAACTCTAGTTTATCTTGTTGTGTAAGCACAGCACCAAAGTCGTAGATGGTTGTAACAGCATCGTCTCTGTTTTGAACTATTCCAATATACTCGTTGCTGGCGTAAACGCAAAGAGTTATAAAGGGGTATTTTTCCGCCAGTTTTTCAAAGATGTTATTACCCATAAATACGTATTGAGGATCCTATGTATTCAACCACTGCTTACTTATATCAACAAATCATTCGGGTACTTTTGATTGACACCAGTGGTGG